AGATTGTTGATAACTCTTTAGAGATTTAGTAAACTGCTCTGTGCCCTTTGCTCCCTTAGCAAATTGGTCTCTGGTTGGTTCTGAGAGCATTCCAATCTGTTTGAGGGTTGGAGCAATCCCTTTCATGAACTTAGCACCAGCTCTGGCTGATAAGACATCGATCTTAGCTTCCAGAGTTGATACCATACCTTCAATGGAACCTTCAAACTTGGATTGCATCTGGTCAAATCCCTTCATCTTACTCTGAAGGAATCTTTCAAGTTGAGGGCCAGACCGGGTTGAAATATCAGCATTCGATATACCCAGTGCTCTACCAATAGTAGATCGGGCAACGTTTACACCACCACCCATGAGTAGACGGGAAGCATTCGATATCTGTTCACCCCGGAGACCCAGGGTTTTAGCGACAATAGCTGTCTGTTCAGTGAGTTTCATGATCTGGTCAGGCTTTAGACCTTTACGAGCACCAGAAGCCAGACCAGATTGGAATGATTGTAACTGTTCATCGAATGTGAGGATGTTTTTAGCTGAACGTACAAGAATAGTCTGTCTATACTTTTCAGCTTCCCACATGTTTCTTTGTGCTTGCTGACTTTGAGGGAGAGGTCGATTTCCAGCACCTTGCCAGGAACCGATAGAACCCAAAGTAGCAGCTATAGCAAGAGTAGCAGTCTGGAACTCTTTAGCTTTGCGGATTGCTCTGGAGAAACCCTGTTCAAGCATGGCCATGCCAGTAACAGCAGCACCAATACCAAGACCTGTGCTTAATGCTCCCATACCGGATACAGCATTAACAAGTTGGTTTCCACCCCTGGTTAAATTAGTGCCAACACCACCCCCACCAAAGTTGGGGCCATGAATAGCATTAATCCTGGTCTGCATTCGACCCATTGATGCATCGACAAGAGTTTCAGCCGATTTTAGACTGGCTTGAAATGCAGCTAGATCAACTCCGATGTTTAAGCGCATGATTTACTCCACAGGCATGATTTTAACTGGTAACCCTCTTGATTGCATTTCCATTATACCACCATCGCTGGTAGCATCAATGCTTTTTGCATTAGAGTCTCCCGAAGGTTGACTTCCTCCTCCAAGAACTCCTAGACCACTCATCTTGGCCTGTTGTCTTAAATCCCACATTTTTCTATCCCAGTAACGTTCCCAGAGAACTGCAATCTGCCTGAAAGTTAGAGTTATCGTATATTCGATACTCCAACCTTTATCCCCGGTAAGGCAGTCTACAACTCCTGCAAAGTCACTACCGGGGATAGATTCAGTTGCTACTCTTTCTCCGATGCTTCCGTCTGCTTCTGTATCTCTCTCACGGTCGGAAGCATTAGCCAGTTTCCCCCTGTAGCCAAAATCTCATCAAGGTGGTTGACGTTGAAGAATGCCTCGATAAGATCACCATAGGCCATAGTTGGAATTTCCAGGGTTGCAAAGAACTCAGGGGTTCTTTTATTCTTTTCGTCACCATAACTGGTTGCCAGAGCAAAGTATTTATTGATAACTTCTTCCTGCTCTTTGACAACTACACCAAAAGCTTCTCGTTCTCCGTCTTCCTTAATGAACTTCTTCTCAATGCACTCATTGATGAATGTTAAGAGATCAGTTCTTGATAACTCTCGGAGAATGAATGGCCCTCCAGGGTCTGCTGGGCCAAAGTCTATGTCTATAGACGATGGTACCAGACATTCGGGATTCCACTTAAATTGCTTTGCCACTTAAATTGCCTCCTAAATAGATTGAAGCCAGCATCCTGATAAGAATGCTGGCTTCATTGTAACATGCTGCCCGGACAGAAAACAACTTATTACTGTTCAATTAGGAACTGGTAATATTGTTCCCCTGCTGTTCTCGTAGTATCTGCAAGCAAACGGAACGATACAGCCATAAGGTTCCAATCAGATTCTCTGAATGGCATACTGAGCTGCCCGGATGGGGAAGCTTTGAAGCCTTCAAATATCTGCCTCTTGCCATTGGCTTTTACGTGAGTGAAACGTAAGCCAACAAAGGCATGAGTCGGAGTTCCACCGAACTTGAACAACGTTCCTGATAGAACCTGGGTCTTGCCCGTCTGGAGAGTCCCCAGTAGAGCAGTCTGAGTGCCATCAAGGAAAGAAGTCGTTGTGCCCGAAGTGATATTGCCCTGGCCCAGAGCCATTTTGAGTGTAGCAAGATTCAATTCAGCGAGGGTTGCAGCAACTGTAACAGACTCACGAATGACTTCCTGCAAGATAGTGACCAGAGGACGACCAGCTTCAAAGTCTAAGACTTCTCTGTTGTGTTCAATGGTAACTTCACTTTTGATAGCTCCAACATCAGCATAAGCATCAAACACATCATTCGTGTAAGTGCCTAACTCAAGGTTGCCGATGCCCAGGGAGATATTGTCTTTATTCTGAATAGGCATTGTAGGTCTCCCTTTCTGTAGGATTTACTAATACTAGCTTAGCATAAAGGTAAGCCGTAGACCTGTCCTATGAAAAATATTTTATCCAAAGCAAACATCAAATCCCTGTGAGGATTCCCATGTCTTAGTCTCTTTATCATAGCTTGGGGTTGGTGGGCCACCTTGTTCCTGGCATTTATACAATACCAGAGAACCATCTGAGAATGTATGAGTGTGGAGTAGTCTACTAATCCAGTCAGAAACAGATTGAGTCTGAACAAACTGTTTAGTATAGACAGATACATAAAGCACTCCACTGAATATACTAGCAAATACTTCTGCTTTATCTTTTTCAAAAGCAAGTGTTATACAGGGAAATCCGGGGTCTTTAACCTGTGGCAGATATTGTCGATATACTTGCTCATGGCTGAATCCATCAGTAGTGAACTGAGGGTCAGCAGCTATTGTATCTCTGATATGATCGATAAATGCTGTTGTATCAGCCATTAGTTTTTCCACCTTAGCTTTATATTTTTAGATATTAAAGCACCAAGGACTGGTGTTATACTACGTTGTAGGTTCCACATAAGTAAGTTCTGCCATGGTCTTTTAATCATTCTGGCTGTGCCCGATTCAAGCAGCTCACCCAGAACATTATCATTTTCTACCCATAGTGTAAGTCTATAACCTGCCCTTTGTGGCCCAGTAATTCTAAATGATTTATAGAAATCACCAGTCTGGTAGTTAATAATTCCTGGTTTTAATCCACCAGGAGGATGACTTTTATATGGATGTCCCATTTTTTTCAGAGCAAGTAAACTATAATATTGGGTTCCAACAATCTGCTCTAAAGTGTTTTGGACTATAGGACGAACTTCAGCAAGACCAGCAATACTTGCGTCTGTAACAACTTTGTATATCATTTTGAAGTCCTGGTTAGACGCCTTTTTTACATGCAAAAAGCTCATACTATGCTTGCTTTCATTCCTAATTGCCTATATGTAGGAGCACTCCGGGGAGGTCTTACAAATCTGGTCATCTGGCTATTCAGCTTACATCGGAAGACTCCACCCTGTTCTTCGGACTCAGATACCATAAAGACATCTCCCTGGATAATAACATGGTCATCAGTCTTTATGCTAAGCCCATCAGGTAAGATCAACCAATCCCAGTTCTGACGGACTATACCTACTCCAAGCTCAAACCATCTATCTCGGGTCTGAAATCTAAATCCTGGAACATCCTCATCTACACGAACCCAAACTTCTACTTGTTCATCTGCATAGCCACTATGATCTACTATAGCAGGTCTCCATACTTCAACAGAAACAACCATGCCGGGCATCATTTCTGCCATAGCATCAAGAACTTCAAGTAAACGTGCTCGAAAGTCAGCTTGTCTTGTTCCAGCATATTCTATCATGATCGTGCTACTGCTCCATGTGGCCCAGACTGATTATCCATACAGCTTTTGTTATACCCTTCAGCTTTACCTGCCCAGTATTTCATAGCAGCAGTTGAATCAGCAAAGCCTAGTAAATCTATGCCAGCAGTAGTAGCATACTTATTAGCAATAGCTTCTGCAGCATAGTAGTATACCCAGTCCATAAGGTCTCCAACTTGGCTATCTGCAATCAATTCTAAAGTGGTTGGTGTTCCAAACTCTACAACTACCTTTATACTAGAATCTTGGGGGGTTGGGAATAGTCTTAGTACAGAACCTGCTGCTCCAACTGGCCCTATAATTTCATACCCTTGACTACCAAACTGGTCATGCCATGCATTGAGTTCCTGTCTTAGAATCATCATTTGGGACATCTGATGAAAGTATCCACCAGTAAACAGTAGCACTTGGTTTACTGTATACCACCCTGGAGAGAATATATTTAGACTGGAAAAGTCTCCAGCAGGGTTCCAGTATACTTCTTTGATAAATGAGGCATTAGCAGCAAATCCAGCTAAGACTGCATCATCAGGGTCAAAAATCTTATAGTCTTGTTGGTCTGCCACAGTATCGAATATGGCATAGGTAGTTATGGGAGAGTAGTTGTTCATCTCTTCCAAGGCTGTATCCAATATTTCCTGCAGACCTGCCTGAATAAGTCTCATTGGAAAGTTTCTACTGGTTAGTCTTTTAGTTATTGTATCAACTGTTACAGCCATTATAGTAGCTCCTGGTTATTAGTATCCCAATCATTATACCATTTGGTCGGGTGTCTTATCAGGTCTGTTTTCTACCCATAGAGATTGAAACTCTGGTGACCCTTCAAAGTGTACCGGTACATTTGATTCTTTAAGACTTTCAGCAAGTTTGTTCGGTACTACACAATAGTTGTTAGGTTGGAGCACAACATCTGCTCCAAAGAATTGTGGACATTTACTTGGGTTGTATATATATGTATTCATAATAGAAACAGTATAGCATGAAAAAGGCCCCCTGACTATTACATCAGAGGGCCTTTAGTGTAAAACCCGTTAGGGCTTATACAAGCTGTCCAACAGCAGAGGACACGGTGATTGTTCCGATTGCGTTAGGAGTAACGCATTTCTTTGCAAACCGGGTCATAATACCCTGCTTCTGATCGAATGTTGACGGGTCGGTCAACATAGGAGTGGTGAAGTCGGCATATGGTGCATAGATGTACGGAGTGTCATTCCACTCAGTTCCACGTCTGAAGCACATAACCTTGGAACCATTTGTAGTTCCAGATGCCCAGAAGTTGGTCTTCATGATTCTGTATCTGCTTCCGTTAGGAGCAGTCATAATCGGGAAGAAGGTAACTCCAGGATATGGGCCTTCCATTGAACCGTCACCATTGGCACCACCACCGATGGAGAATGTGCCTCTCATGGACTTAGCCAGAGCAAGAGCAGCATCCATACCACAGATCAGGTGGGTCATAGCTCCGTTTCTCTGTCCGAATATGATGTTGTCCATTTTCTGGATATAGTTCCAGATATAGGCATCCCACTCGGGCTGATTAACGAATCCACTTGCAGGGATTGTAGTTCCGAAAGTCAGAGCACCAGCAGTTGCCTGGAGAATCATGTCGTTCAGAACTTCAGCATTGACTTCAAGAGCAAGCTCTCTAGCCACACCACCCAGGAGTTCCTGAGCAGCATCCAGACCATGGTATGCTCTCAAGTCCTGCATCTCTTCGATAGACCATGCAGCTCCGAGTTTCTTGGTCTTGGCTTCAACCAGCTCACTGGAGAGCTTCATTCTGATAATCCTTGCAGCAAGACCTTCAGTGGCATTGTCAGCATAGGAAGTATTGAACGGAGAACTCGAAGTGTTCAGGTCAATACGAGACTCAAGACCTGCGCTTGGGTCTTCGGTTCGATACTGGTCAAGCCAGAAAATCTTACCGTTTGGTCTATCCATCGGCTGAATAGCTGCAATCTCACTCAGGATATACTGAGGGAAGACTCTGCGGATAAGTGGGAATATGAGATAGTTGCTCAGAGGAGCACCATCACCAGCAACCGTAGTTGCCCCAGTTGGCAGAGACTGATTTACACTCTGAAGCAGGATGTCCTGAGCAAGCTCAGTCTTTCCCTGTTCCAGGGCCAGAAGACTACGTGCTGCTGCAGGGCCATTGAACTGACCTTCGCTGAGTCTAGCAGTATTCTGCAAGATCATTCGACAAGCAGCTCTTGGACTGGTCAAGTGAGAAGGAGTATTCCCAATAGGAGCACTCTGGCCTTCATACTTGTCAGGCAGATCAGCTACAAGTCTTTCGATCATCTCACCAACGGTCTGGGGTGCTCTTTCCTCAGCAGACTGTTTGGTGTAGAAAGTAGGTGAATAAGTTGAAGACTGCTCAACAACTTCTGTGGCTACAGCCGGGAATACCGACTGAAGACTAGGCAGGATTACATCAGATGCATCCATCAGTGACTGAATAGAATCAGCCTTATCGATAGCTGCCTGATAAGCCTTTAAGCCGACTTCACTGAGACCAGACTGCTCAAGCAAGCCCTTTTTGGTATCAGCGAGAGCAACTGTGGCTCTAACTGCTGCTGCTCGATCTTCTGCAGATTGAGTTTTATTTTCCACTGGATTGTCCTCTCCCTTAGCGACATTATCGCTTTGATATGTTACGGTTTTAACACCACTTCCGGTGCTTGCCCCTTGCCACACAGCATCGAAAGCTGTACAGACAAAGCCGTCTTGCATGACTTTACGTTTCTGGCCTCTCCAGTCACTCTGAGCAAACTGCCCATAACCCCTGGAAGACAGATCAACCTGAACCCCAGACTCAATAAGAGCTTGGAGATTTTTGCCATCAGGTTCAGTTGGGATAATTGTAGCATCAAACCATACGTCTGAGTTCTGCATCCAGAACTTCTCAAACTTGATAGCTGCATCAACCAGACCCTGCTCTTCAGCCGGGTGCTCAAGCTTGCCAAGGAACTTACCAGCAGATGCCTGTTCGTTCATTTTTGGCATGTTTGCTTGCCAGACAGTTGTCGGATAAACTTCACCCTTACTGTTGACAATATCACCCCTGGTAGCAATACCCTGGATTTTCATGAGTTTGCTTCCATCAGTCTTCTCATCGATAGACTGAACAGTGATATAACTCATGGATTGTTCTGCAAGGTCATGATTCCCGGATTGGACGATAAACTCATCCTTGCCATAAAAATCAGCTTGCTTTGTGCCAGCAGCAGCTTTTGCCATCTCAGTGGCAACAACTCCTAAAGCTCCAACTCTTTGGGCTTCACCAACTGGGATGTCACTTGACTTCTCAGCTTTAGGGGCACTTGATTCTGCTTCAGTAGGTATCTCAGGAACGGATGCACCAGGAGATTCGGCATCAGTCTTGGGAGTCCCAACTTTCGGGTTATCACTACTTTTGCCAACAGGTGTATCAGTGGTAATAACTGTTGCGCTGGTGCTACCATCTTGAGCAGTTACTTCATCTTTTACTTCCACGATGTCTTCCTCCTTTGTTTGAATAGTTGGAGTTTCAGCTACCTTAGCAGACTGGTCTCCTTCTTCTTCCTCTGCATCCATGCCAAGAGCAGTTGCTACGACCGTGACTGACATCGGAGTGCATTCTCCAGAAAACATTATCCCATCTGCTCCGACTGTATAGGTCATTGAGCAATACTCAAATTCCCCATTAGGGTAGGAGTCACAACAGAATACGATGGAATCAGCAAATACGCCAAGAATACCACTCCAGTAATACTTAGAGTTTTCTTCTTCACGTTTCCACTCATTGAAAGCATTACGAACCATCGAAAGATGCTCTTCCATTGAACCAGCTACATGGTAGTGGTCTTGGAGAACCAGAGCTTTATCTGCTACGCTTTGCTTTACAAATGCACGTAATGTGGTCGGGTCGAGAGACTGTAACTTAACTTTTGCTTGTACTTTAGACATCAGTCTCACTCCTTCGCATGTTTTTACTATATTCAGCTTACCAAATGTGTATACGGTAATGGTGTCCTGTCAAAAAAATTATTTTGAACTATTTACTATGTAAAAAAAAGAGGTCAGCTTTTTAGGCTAACCCCTCTTTCCATAATGGAGATCAATACGTATACTCAACGACAACCCTAGTATATCATTCAGGTTTATATCCGTCAACAAGTTCTTGTGCTTTTTCTATATATTGTGGATTTAAGTCTATACCAATAAACTTTGGTATCCCAAGTTTTTTTGCTGCAATGGCACTGGAACCAATTCCAACGAATGGGTCACAAGCTCTTTTAATCCGGTCAAGCCCATGTATCAGGAAACACATCTCCGGGACTTCCACTGGGAATGTAGCAGGATGGGGTCTATCATTATCTCGATTCTGAATTGTCTGGTATGGTATGTACCAGTTATTGCCCCGGCACCTGACCATTGACCCGGTATCCCATCTTTTCTCATTTGACTTATCAGCATAGGGAACTCCGATTGCCAATCTATCGAGAGGGACATCTCCATTCTTTGTCAGATGAAAGATATACTCATGGCAATCATTTACAAACCGGGGACTATTTATCGGTTTGTAATGTCCATAACTTTTGTCATCTACTGAGATACTTTTTATCCAATGAAAGGTATTCTGTAATTTGAATTGGGTTAGCATCATTCCTAATACATCGAATGGTATGCATGGGTCAGTAGGCTTAGAGCCAACATTCAGGAATAATGACCCGGAATCTGATAAGGCAGAATACATAGCAGTGCAAACTTCATGTATCCACTTGAGATAATCAGCTCTGGGCATAGAATCATCATAGCTACAACTATAATCTATGCCCAGATTGTATGGGGGTGAGGTAACAATTACATCATAACTGTTAGGTTTTAGGCTGTAAAGCCCATCGATACAATCCATTGATACTAGCTTAATCATAAATGTTTGTTTAAGGTCAAGAACACAGGTGTACTATCTCCCAGATAACTACCAATAACGTTAAACTCGAAGTATTCCTCTGCCTCTTCCCGTTTGCCTCCGGTAGACTTTTGGATTAACTTTATACACTTTTCTTTGTCATAGCAGACTACAGTGGGCTTGCCAAAAGTTTCAACAAGCCCAACAATAGCCGATTCAAATTCATCAAACAGAATAGCATCCTCATTATGTTCTGCTATAGTTTCACGCAATAACATTAAGTTCTCCACTTTCAGTCATTTGATCGATAATGCTCTGTCTAATTTCCAGACGGTCTGCAGCATTAAATGGAGGTATGTCCTGACCTTCTTCACGGAGGTCATTAGAGATATCATTGTATACTGCATACATGATATCTACCAGAGAATCTAAGCTAACACTCTGCTTTTTACCCACTTGTTCAGAGCTTCTGGCAGCTCTGGATTTATTCTGATTGCCACTTCCTGGAGAAGGAGCTTTAGGGACAATAGCTTCATTCTCAATAGTCTTAACTTTTGCATCCATTATCTTTTTAGCATCAGCACTGAGGAATGCATTCATCATATCCTGCTGTTCATGGTTAAGCTGCATGAATTTGTCTGCCAGGAGGTCTGCAGGAAGTGCTCCAAAGGCTTCAACGAAGTAGACTGCTGCCTGAGCATAAGTCAGTTCAATATTAGCATCCTCAACTCTATCCTGAGTAGATATAGGAGCTAACTCAATGGTATAGAGACCTTCTTCAGGGCCTATGCCATTAAGCATGAGTTCCAGGTCATACAAACGTTCAAGACCACTAACAAGGATGTCCTGAACACGCTGAAGGGTATATGCGAATGCAATATCTGCATCGGACATCCCAGTTCCACTTACATGGGTTTTCTGAGCTGTCATTAACTGCAGATAACTAATAGGAACTTTCAGCCGACAAACTAACTTTTCCCTGTGGTAGATAACGTCATTCAGGTTACCTAACTGGGTATTGTTTGCTGTAAGCATATTAACTCCACCTTTTCCAGAACCATCGTCTGGGAGGTAGAAGTCTGTCTGAACATCCAGAGGGTTATCAGTATTCATTAAAGAGCCATCTGATGCCTGGAGTTTACGTTTGGTTATAGCATCCTTATAGCGTTTAATGGTTGACATAATCTCATCCCGAGTCCATTCTGTCTTAATCGGGATTTTATGCACTATCTTATCGTAAGCTCGAACAAGACGGGCAACAGCCATTCCGTCTTCCATTTTAGATAGCCTTTGCCAGTTTCTTCTGGCAGATGCTAATGGTGCAACTGATAAAAATCCTTTTTTGGCACCATAGATAAATGGAACTATCTGCCATTCTTCAAGCTCTTTACCACCTTGGTTGGTTACATCTTTATCAGTTACAACCAACCATCCAGGAAGTTTATCTCCATGGTCATTAGTCTTAGGCCATATCTGATATGAAACAGTTTGCTTGAATCCCTTAATCATCATCAATTGTTTATCAATAATGACTTCTCTAAAGCAATTTCCATGAGGGAAAAACTCATGAATTATCTGCCATATGGTATCCTCGATATCAATTCTGAGATTCAGGGCATCCAGAATTTTCTTTACGTCTTCTCTATCCGAGGACACAGCAAAAGCTGTTCGTTTACCTCGTTTTTTGAATGACTGCCGGGCATCTGCATTACCTATACATCTATCAGAAACAATATCGATAGCTGTAGAAACAAGCTCATCCTCTGCAATCATACGTTCAATATCGAGGTATACACTTCTACGATCATTGAATATTCTCCACAGATCAGGCATGAGCACAGAGCTTCCAGTACTTGCATTGCTATCTGTGACTGTTTCTTTGTTACCAATCCAGGCAACAGGCTGAGTGCCTACCTCTAAGTCAAAAAGATTGGCTATAGATTTACCAATCTTTTTTGCCCAGGAGGGAGCTGGAGTTCGTCCTTTTCCATTGTCGGTGAAGTTAAATATCCCCATTGTAGTCCTGTCCTTAATTATGCTGCTGCAACAGCTTCTGCATAAGCGTCTTCAAAGTCACTACCACATTCGATAGCTGCTCTATAAGCAAACCATAGAGCCATGATCGTATCTGAGAACTCTCCACCCGGATGTGCTCTAAGCTCTCCCATAAATATTGCCAGTAGACTTGTATTGTCTGCTGCCAAAGGAAACTTAGCTGCCGGGATAGCAAATAACCCTTTTTCAAAGGCAATATTAAGACCCGGTAACCCAACTTCCTCATGCTTTTTATTATATGCACCAGTTGTGAAACCTGCAATTGGTAAAGATTTATCCTCAGCTTCAAGGGCATCAATAACTGCTTGCTGGAATGCATTGTTCTCAACATAAGCAAGTCTCCATCGATGTCTTTTACATTGGTTCTTTACTTCTTCCATGATTCCATTGAACTGTATTCTCTGTCTCCAGAGTTCTTTCAGATATAGTTTACCATTTTCAGGACATTTAGCTATAGTCCATACAACCGAGTATGCATTTTTCTTACCAAGGGCAGAAGCAAGGTCAACTCCTCCATAGGTAGGCCAATTATCCCGGACACCATCACCAATATCAGCTAACATTACATCGAAACTTCTTGCCAGAGCATACTCAGGGAATGTTCTTTCTTCATCGGACATAGCATCCAGTAGATACTGTCTGGTAAATGCACGTTCACCAAGCTCCTGTCTCCGGGACTCAAGTTTCTCTTCACTCCATTTATCGGGCCAAAGGATTGTTTTTTCAACTTTAGCATTCCCAGTAATAGGGTCAATTACAGTGTTACCTGATTCATCATACTCAATTTGATATCGAATAGCAGGAGTCCACCATATATGGAAAGCCCCGGTATTCTTCAGGTCATGTGTACAGTCTGCAATATGATAAGGAGTGCATATCCATACAATTGTTCCTGTGGAAGAGACCAATGAGAACCAGGTTTCTTTTATAGCCTTAATAACTTGTTCTCTCTGAGCTGGGTTAATAACTGAGTTCTTGAGATCAACTACGTCATCACAAACCAGTAAGTCAGCACGACCTCCAGCTCCAGTTGATAGAACACCAGAAGCTTCAACTGAAGGGTCTCTTTGTGGTATGTCACGAACAACAAAGAACTTAGTCTGGGTATCTCCACGATCATAGTCAACAACCAGATCAGGAAATACTGCTTTGACTCTTTCAGACTTTGATATAAGTTCTCGGGCAAGACCCAGAATTTCTTTAGACTTGTCATCGGAGGAACCAATGATCTTTATTCTGAGGTTATGGTTATTTCCAAGTTCCCAGACTAATCTACCAACAAGCTGAACAGACTTTCCATGACCTCTGGGGGCAGCTATCAGAACTCTATCGAAGTCTGATATCATTTGTTGCCATTCTTTATGGAATGGTTGCTGTTTAAGGTAAAGTAACGTTTCTGGGTCTTGAGATACATACTCAATAAACCAGTTCACATCCATTCTGCATAGTCTCATATGAACTGGTTTAAGTACTGTAGAACTTAGCTGTTCCCATATCCCAAGTTTATCAGCCAGAGTTTTTGCTCCAGTTGGGTCATGTAGAAACATTTTAACAAGTTTTGCAATTACATCTTTACCTTGAGCTGCCAACTAATATACCCTCTGCCTCTAAATAATAATTATCATTTTCCCATTCCAGCTCATAGGTAGGAACTAGAATATCTCGATCTGCTGTGACTATGGGGAATGTATTTTGGATTCTTGGGTTCTTTGTGCATACTCCCATTAAAAATGGAACTGCATAACACTTTGATGAACCACCCATGGATAAAACCTTGGTTTCTCTGCTGAATGTATAAGTTTTACCCCCAGTACACTTTACATGAATAGACTCTGTATCTGCTAATCTAGTAGCTGAGGTTAGAACCATATTAACTATCTTTTTTTCATTATAGTGATATCCACGAACAGTATCTCCAGCTTTAAGACCTTCTACAAAGAAGTCCCCATTAGCTATGACCATTGCATTGTATGGCAGAATTACTTTCATTTACCTATCCCAAGCTCATGATATGTGGCAATCACTTTAGCTCTCAACTGATCGAGAGTGCCATCATTGATTATAACACTATTCCAATCCTGGAAACTCTGCCATTCTTGCTCAGAGGCATGATTACTATTAGAATCAAACCCAGGTCGAACCACTTTTATCAGATACCCACCCTGGAGTTGCACAAGTTTTAACTCATTTGTAAAACGAGCATCTGGTATCATAATAACTTTATTATCACCTGCAGTGGTATAAGCATTAATCCACTCTACCATTTTTTTAACCCAGTAGTAGGGGTCATCAACTCTTCGGAACTCAGTACCCCACCATTGCATTATAAGTCTGAATCGTTCTTTTTTACCAGGGGTATTCATCATCTGGCTAAGTTCAAACTCACCAATCCCCATTATAGGTGACAGATAATGAGCAACTTCCTCTTTTAGAGGGTCTGCCATGGCCCTCCGAACGGGCCACAGCTTATGCTCTACTGCTACTTGCATAAGTAGCTCAGCAACAGTATCTTTTCCATGCTGCATACTTCCACAGACTCCGATTAGTATAGCCATTAGAGCACACATGCCTCTCCATCACAGAATCTTTCGACCTCTGCTTTATTACCTTTGACTGTATCGAAGTCTAGGTCACTGAGTTTATAGGCCAGTTCATTGTAGACCTCTTCAGTAATCTCTTCATATGGCATCTGAGCAAATGCTCCCTTTGCCAATCGGGGTAAGAAGCTAACTCCCTTTAGTCGATACTGGTAGAAGTTCAAGGCATTTGCAATGTGTGACCCTTCAGTCTCTGGGTCAAAAGTTATAGTAACAGATACCTGATTATCAGCCCAGTATCTCTGCATAAATGCTGCCATTTCAAGCTGTTCCCACATGGTAACCTGTCTCAAGGTTCTCATAGGTTCATGAATCTTTACAGGAATGGCAACAACCACGGTAGAGTCTTCTTGACCCACACAAGGTTCAATTATATACCCTGCCTCTTGTAGTGGCTTTACCAGGGGTGAACCAAGAGCAAGTCTAACCCGTCTTAGATACCATCTACTCTCAGGATAGTGGATGCCCGGTGTAGCTCCTGCAAGCAAGGAAACTGTGCCCGAGGGTTTCACTGAAGTAAGTTTAATTGACTTCGGAATGCATAACCAATCAGCATATACCTTGTCATAATACTGCAGAGTTTTATAGCCCTCTTCACACCATTCTCGGAGAGTATTGATACCTTTTACAGTAACAAACTGAGCTATACCCGACATACTGCATCCAATACGTCTATTCCGCAGGAGGATTCTGTTTGTCTCTGCCCAGTGAGTTTTACCCAGGGTAACTGTCTTTGCATAGAGGTATGCAAACTTGAGAGTTCTCTGATAGTCTGATAGACTCTCACAACGATGAGGGAATGTCTCTACAAGACAGCAGAGTTCATAGGATTCCAGGGTCTGTTCACCACAAGGATTTGGCCCATCAGCCTTTGCATCTTTATAGTCTGCCCCATTGTTCATTCGAGAATAGGTCTTGGCATTCTCCATCCATATATATCCAGGTTCACCGTTACTTTGGGTGAAACTTGCTGGAATAGCATAATCGGAACCAATCTTTATATTGATGGAGTTATTCGATGACCATCCATAAGCCATACGATCTGGGTTGACCTCATAGTTTTTTAGCTCCAGAAATTCCAGATCGATACCAGTATCCATGGCAAGTTCCGCAGTTCTACGAACATTACCAGCAACCACACAACACCCGATCATATTCATTATATCGGTTATTGTACGTTTTGATACAGAGGTATGGATAGCTCTATTTAGAATAAGCCTAAGACCCTCATGTAAAGCTTCCAAAGGTTCAGGGCCAGATGCTGTGCCTCCAAATCCCTTAATGGGCAGACCTCTTGCACGAATAAGAGAGTAATCAAAAGTCATAGTAGGCCCACCCTTAGCATACGACTTTAGAAGCTTTCCTACTGAGTCAACCCATCCTTCTCGGGAGTCAGGTATAATAAACTCTTCATGAACTGGCTTAGGTTCCCGGAGACTGATTATACCAGCACCTAATGTATCGAAACCAACACCACATCCCAGCATGGAAGCATCCATCAGGAATGTAAATGGCTTTGCAAAGTCCTGAGCAATGTCCCTGGTAGATACAAATCCGCAGTTATTCAGAGCAGCAAAGCATTCTCTTTCCTCTGTTATGGTAGAACCCATAGCCCAGAGACCTCTTCCTGGAGGGAGAAACTTCATAGACCACATACGATCATACATTTCCTGAGCTGACTTCTGAGCTTTCTGAGGATTCCAACCAAGCCCATTATGCTCTATATGCCTTTTCTGCATGTTGTAGCAACCTTCTACAACTCTGGCAATAGTTTCCCACCATTGCTCATTAACACCATCGTCTTTGACTCTGGAGTAGGTTCTTTCATAAACCAATGCCCCAAGGCCATTGAACCCAAATGGAGGTTTACGGTCTTTATATTGTGATAGGAACTCTGTTGTCAATCTAAACTTATCCAACTTTAATCCTCGGTTTCTGTAGAATCTATATCCCCGGTCTTGGTCACTTTTATGGAGTAGACACAGGGCTTACAGTCAGTCTTATGGTCACACCATTTACAGGTATTGGCCCCGGCATTTGCATAGTAGAAACCATGCACCATACACTCAGCTATCTGTTGTATCTGTTTAGCCCACCACTCTGACTTATCCTTGGGGACTGTTTTTATTCGTATGGTCTGAATAACAGGTGTAGGGAACAGCCTTATAATATTATACGCGAAACCACCATACTTTAGGTCTGGGTATTTATGTTTAAGCTCTTCTTCCCATGCCCATTGATAAACCATGGGCTGTATACCATATTGTGCTCTGGCATCAGCCCATGTATCATACGAGAACTTATGGTCAATAACTTCCACAAGTCCCGGAGTAGACTGGTCTAAAAGGTCGATTCTGCCTGTAAATCGAATACCACCTTTTATGAAGTCAAATGGCTCTTCAACAGAGACCGGGTTATGAAAAGGGTAAAGTTCCTTATAATAGAACCGAACAGCTTCAACCACTTTTATAGATTCAGCTTCAGTGAGGTCTTCCTTTTTGGCATTTTTCAATGCAAACTTCTCAGCTTTTGCCAGTGGGTAAAGCTCACCCTCTGTGTTAATTTTATAGTTTAGTAGACCTTCCAGAGTGTTATGATAGGCTGTTCCTCTCCGCATGGGAGTGCCACTGGGTTTACGGATACCATCCTCATAACTCCGTTTATACTGGTAAGGACAATCCAGAAACTTAGATATACGAGAATATCCAAGGTGAAACTCCTTACCATCTACAGTCATTGAAAACTGGTTGCTAGGCAGCTTTAAGGCCGAGGTCTGAGACAGGTTGCCAAGTTCTTCCTGCGTCAATGCACCCGATGATTCGTTTGACGATTTCGATGTCATATACTATTTCTCCAATTCCTTCCGCTCGACGTACACGTCTTAGGAAGAGTCGTTGTAACATACGTAGTTCACCATAATGCTGTTTTACTTCCAGAGCAATGTATTTACTCCGGTAACAGACCAGAATGTCAGCTATACCTTTTTCCTGGTTAGGATGACCAACAATGTTAATCATCGTACACTTTGGAAGGCCTTTCAGGTATGTAATGATAGTTTTTTGAATATATCCCTCACCCATCATCTCTCCAATCTAAGGGAGTGCTTTTCCAGTCAACCTTTAAGTCTTTGCACTCTCCCAAGGAAGGCCCTGACTTTGCCTCTGCCAGGACAGGGATTGTAACATCGATACCCATATCATCTAAGATACTGGGATGAGACATTATTCGGAGAACCTTTTTAGCTACATCCTCCAAAACGTCATTTCTGACTTCCAGAAGAATAGAGTCATGGACTTCCCCAAACAGATACGCTTGACCATGATACTGCTCAGAAACCATAAGATCAGTTTCCAGCATGGACATTAGCTTCCAGTCAGAACCAAAGCCCTGAACTGGAGTATTGATTGCCATTCGTATGGCTTCATTGTATTTGCCCTTATGCTCCCTGCTGTTATCGGGGTTGAGAGTTATATTGGGTAAGTGTCTACGTCTACCGGATGGAGACTCCACATACCTCTTTTCCTTACATTCTTCTTCTTGTTTTTTATACCAACCTGGCAATCCCACATGGTCATTGAAGAACTGATTACGAATATCAACACATTCACGCATTGTGAACTCAACTCCATAGTCAACCAGAGCATACTGTTTGAAAGTCATAGCTGACATACCATATAGGAATCCAAAGTTTACAGCTTTGGCCTTTTGCCTAAGCTCTTTACGTTTCTTATCATCGAGAGCATCCCATTCTTCCTGAGATAATCCGGTAACTCTCATAGCTCTCATAGAGTGAATATCCCATCCAAGATTATAAGCCTTGATGAATAGAGGGTCTTCTGATAACCACCCAGCTATACGAAGTTCAATCTGACTCAAGTCACATTCCAGAATACTCCAACCATCTCTGGCTTTGATACAGTTCCGAATACCAAAGGTATAGAGTAGATTCTGTAGATTCATTCCAACTGCAGAGGAAGTCCCTTGACGTTTATTCTGTTGACCTTCTTTACCAGATGCTGTTCTTCCGGTAACTGTGCCAGTCAGCTTGTAACTGGTAGTGATTCTACCTCTGGTATCAGCAGCTACAATCATTGGTTCCACATATGTAGATAGGGCTTTTGCAAGGCCTCTCCACTCCAGAAGTAAGTCAACAAACTTATGACCTTTAAGGTGAATCAATGCATCCTCATTAGTTGCTGGTTGACCACTGGGAGTAAAGGCAATCTTTTTATCATTGCTCTGGGTCAAACCCATTACATCGAATAGCAGTTTACCCAACTTTGTGGGAGAAGCAAATAGACGGTCATCGTATTCACCTTTGATAAGTAGACCAGCTTCCTCCATAGAGGTACCTAAACATTCTGTTTTGTAGCTCTCCAGGTAAGCATACATCTTATGTTCATTCTCTTCAATAAGAGCTTCAATGTCTAGTTTACAAGCTCTGGCCCGATCACCATTAACAGGCCATCCCCTTAACTCCATCTTTGTAAATAAAGCATCTGCTGGTCTGGTAATATGAGTATAAAGTCTCTTTAACCCTGGAGCTTTTTTCAAAGACTTTATATACTTACGATAGAGTAATAGAGTGGCTACTGTGTCCCTGGTAGCATATGGAATTAAGATATCCAGGTCTTTGGTCAACTTATCATTGATATCATAAGTTGGGAATCCAAGCTCTGTGGTAATAAGCCTTTTCAGCTTTAGCTCTCTATTTTCATCCAGAGCATGGGCAACATGCATAGTATCCATAAGAATATTTGGGGCCTTGATTGCTTTTCCAAATCTACGTTTACCCCACTGCCATAGCCATACCCGGTCAAACTTTCCATTATGCCAGATACACCAGGACTCCAGTAGGATTTCCCGGATAATCTCAATAGCTTCTTCAAGGGTTTCCCCGTCACTCCAGAAGTTATGCTGTAGATGCTGTCTGGAGTAGTAGCAGTCCTCTTCAACATCAAGAGGAACAAATACACCACCAAAGTCAGTATCCCAGCAGAACTGAATACATCGAATGTTTTTATCAGGAGCATATGGATTCAGACCCTGGGTTTCAGTATCAACAGCTATTATGCCTCCAGCAGCTCTGATCTTTTTCTGCATCATTCGGAGACTCTTTAGTGTAGATGCAACTTTAACAGGAGGGTCAAACTTAATAGCTTCTGCATTTACATCAGTATCAACATCAGTATCATTGTCCATCCACTCTTTGAATCGAGTGAGATCAGCGTATAATTGCTCTCGGACTTGCACATTGAACTGTGCTGCAAGGTGGTGATCGGTAGCATATATGTAGGCACCTTTGCCCTGATCGAATACTCGATTAGACTTTAGCTCTGCAAATGCTCCCGATTTACCTGTAACAGCAACATAGGTGTTTGCCCCGAGACATATAATATGATTCGGATTTACTGCTTTAATCTCTTCCTGGAGATACCCACCAGATAGAGGTTCACCTTTGGCAAGAGATTTACCAAACCCACAAAGCTTAGCATCAGTGGCTTTTGGTTTAACATCTTTAGAGGGTCGGACACACTTGATTGCATAGGTACAATAAACATCAAGACCCATACTGACAAGTTTTTCTTTGATTGCTGCAAGAAGCTTACCTGAAAAGGGTGCTCCCCATAGATCATCCTGTATACTGGGTTGCTCAGCCACAATCATTACATCGTGGTGTTCAATGTTATCCAGGTCATCCATTAGGCAGACTGTTTTTGGTGCTTTAATTGGGTTACCTATACCAAATTGACATAGGTTACATTCAGGATTTCTCATAGGTAAACTCCCTTACGATGAGGGCCACAGCACTTTTACATGTTGTGGCCCAGTAGATTTCAGCAGATAGGCTTTAGGGCCTAGTCTTCATCATCGTCATCATCGATGTTGGGGTATTTACCCTTGGTTTTAGCCACTGGCTCAGGCTCTGGCTTAGCTTTAGCCTTAGCCTTTGGCTTGAGGTCTTCATCGTCCTCATCATCCTCAACAGGAGCTGGCTTGGCCTTTGCCTTAGCAACAGGCACATCGTCATCATCCTCAACAGGAGCTGGCTTTGCCTTTGCTCTGGCTTTAGGAGCTGGCTCATCGTCATCCTCAACAGGAGCTGGCTTTGCCTTAGCTCTGGTCTTGGGTGCCGGGGTCTCATCATCGTCATCATCGACAGGAGCTGGTTTAGCCTTGGTTTTAGCCTTAGCTACTGGCTCATCGTCATCCTCTTCAGCAATGGCTCTGGTGCGCTTTGCAGCTTTAGCAGCAATAGCATCATCGTCATCCTCTGCAGGAGCAGCATTACCTGCTGGCTTCTTGTCTTCTTCGTCAAGATACTTGTCTTCCGCAGAATCAAGGTCTTCAGAGCTGGAGTATTTCCGAACTCTAGCACGAACTATCTGTTGAAGTTCCTGGAGATATTCGATCTCTTCAGCTTCAAGCTCAGAGACTATTTCCATCTTGACCTTGGAGAACTTGTACTGTCCATCAGAGGACTGACCGGGTTCTGCAGTAAAACGAACCATTACATGGCTGTAGGAATCCAGCTTCTGTTTTTCAACTGCTGCAAGGAAACCTTTCCAGTTCCAGAGTCCTGCTTTCGATATGTAGAGCAGTTCGGGCATGAACTTACCATCACGAAGGATAGCCAGTTCTCTTTTTTCCACTGTCTCATTCTTCTCAGCATTCTTGAAGAAAGCTTTGCGGAAGTAGACTACGACCCCGTAGAAAGTCTTTACAGACTCAGTGTTTTCCGGGTCATCTGATGTAGGAGCAGGAAGAGTATATCTCTGCTTCTCTCTTTCGACTTTGATCTTTCCAAAGCGGAAATCCTCATCCTCAGATATGATGGAAAACACTTGCTCCATTTTCTTTGCCGATGGGATACGTACTTTTGGTTCTGTTGCTTCGCTCAATTGATTGCCTCCATTATGTTTGTGTCTTGTTGATTCATCAACATACTCAGTATACCTCTTGTGGAAGGTAGTTTCAACTGGTACAATTACCAGTTTTTTCTAATGGTCTTTGAATCCAGAATTATTGATCTCACTCTGAATCTGCTCCATTCCCCTGATCTAACTATATATAGTCTTTTAGGGTCTTTGGAATGAAAGTTATCTGGGTCAATACCGAGTTGTTTACCTTTATAGGTTACTATAAGGTGCCCGGTTCCATAGTAGTCTGCTTTGCACGTATACTTTTCATTCTCATCATCCTTATCAATGATAACTACATTAGCAGCAATTGGATGTGTAGAACTCAAGAGTTGTTTATGCTCTTTACTTATCATCGTATACAAGCCCTCCAGTCAGTTTCAATCTGTCGGGCTAGAGCAAAGTCTGCTTTAAGTGAAGCCATTACTCGCATATCTACAGTATTCTGTATGAGTAAATGGACATAGGTGATACTTTTGACTTGTCCTCCTCTATGGTTTCGAGACATCATCTGTTCATAGTCTTCTGTATCGAAACTGTGAGAGTAGAATATTGTCATGTCGGCAAAGCGCATATCAACACCTTTACTACCGACTGATTCTTTAACAATGAAGACAAGATCATCTTTAGCTGACTCTATGAGTTCATGCCGAGCTGATGCCCCGGATACTGACCCATTGAGAATTTTAGGAGTAAATCCAAACTTTTTCTTAATTGCCTCTGCTACAATCTTTTCTTCTTCGTTCATTTGAACAACGACTAAAGTAGGATAGTCTCTATTTTCCATGATGTCAAGCAACATAGAAACTTTTTCTGTGCCCAGTCTAATTGGTGCTGGTTTTATCTTTGGAGTATCCGGGTCAGGGTCAGGATATACGAACCCACCAGTGATCTGCATTTGCTTTCTAAGCACACTAAATACATGACTGGCTGTAATCTCTACACCCTCATTTTCTAACTCTTCCAGATATGCATAGTTCTCTTCAGTGATATCGTTATATACTTTTTGGCTCTTGTCACATAACGGTAGTCTTCTAGTCTCATGCACAAATGGTGGTAGATCGACAACATCAGTCTTTTTAAGTAGAATAGCACAGCTTGAAAGACGTTCTACAAAATCACCTAAATTTTGATAACCCAAAATAGCCTGTTTTATTGTTGGATGTGGTATAGTATACTTCAGCTTAAATGCTGCGAAGTCACCTTCAAAGACGTTCCTCTTGCAGCAGAACTTAATCTGGGCATAAACATCTATAGGTCTTTTTATGTATGCTGTCCCAGTCAGTATAGCCCGGAACTTTGTTCTGGATTTCATTGTTCTACAGAAAAAACTGGTGACTTTTGCTCCTGGGGTTTTGATACAGGTGCTTTCATCGAGAATGCCAACATCCCATCGGGTGTCTTTCATGCAGGTATCGATAACTCTAACAATGGTATGAGCTTGACCATCAATGACAGTCTTTTCTCGTTTCTTACCAATAAACCAGGAGGATTCATAATTGACTAAGCAGATAACGGGCCAACCTTGGTTAGAAAGTCTAACAGCTTCCTTTATTCCAGCAGAACCTGTATCATGTAAGTCAATGAATGCAACCGGAGCTGTGGCCCATTCATGCCAGTTCTCAATCCAAACGTGTAGAACTGCAAGAGGAGCTGCAACGTATATCAGTAAGACACCACGTTCCCGTATTAGATACTCTAACCACTTAACGGCAACTCGGGTCTTACCTGTTCCCATCTCCATAAGGAGTGGAACACCTTCATCACTCAGTTCTATGGCTTGGGTATAAGCAGCTTTCTGTTTTTTCCACCATGGTAAACATCTCATATCAATAGTATACAGGATAGATGTCTTTGCTGGAAACTGGTACAAATACCAGGTTTTTGAAATAAGCTTCCATTCCTAAGACTTGTGGGCTATAATGATAAATACCGAGGTTTACTAATAATGGCAAAATCAACGATAACAACAGATGTAGACAAGGCAGTAGAATTTCTTCAATACATGTTTGGTGATAATCCAAAAGGATTCATTCAACTTTTTAAGTTAAAGCCCGGAGAGGCAAAACCTAAAGAGGGTGAAGAAGAGGAAGAACCTGCTGTAAAAAAATCCAAACCCACTGGCTTGAATGATGGATACTCCGCACCTGAAAAGATAGACTCTGACTGGTGGAGACAGTATTCAACCCTCTATAACATATGGTTTTGTACGGCTCTTGGCAAAGAAAAAAACAAGACACATGACACTAGAAACACCCTGGAAGTTCCTGCAATATGGTTTGACTTAGATGCCTGTAAGTATTTTGGTGTACCAGTCAAAGCATACCTATCTGACCATAGAAACGATGATGAGGTATCCTGCTGGGTTGAGTCAAGTGAGAATGCTCTTCAGGGATACTATAAACTCAAAGTTCCTTATGAGTTAAATGGTAGTAAAGAGAACTTTGAAAAAGACCTATTAGAGATACTATGTAAGGTATGTCTCTATTTTGGTGGTGATACCAGGGTAATCTCTCCAGGACGTGTTATGAGACTCCCAGGTAGCTTAAACCTGAAACCTGAATACCCAGTTCCCTTTCAAGTTATAGGCCACTATACAGATAATACAATATCGATGAAAGACCTTAAAGCTAAGTTCAAAGGTGTAAATCCTGATACTGTTCCACGTATTGTATTATTTGCCCTGGATTACATTATTCGTGCATCAGAGTTCTGGAATGTCGGTAGTAGACATCAGATTATGTTGCTGCTTGCCGGTACAGTTCGTAAGATGGGCATGAATAAAGAAGCTTGTTTAGCTCTATTCAATGAACTACATATTAAACTTGGAGATGATGAATACAGAGAGGCAGATGTTCTATCAACCTACCAAGAGGAAGACATAAAGAAGCTTGCCAGTCTCCGAAGTGGCTTTGCCGAGATAGCTGACCCTGTTGAAGAGGTCATAAAGTTCTGGGTAACTCTTAAAAAGGAATACTGTAAAAAGTTAAAGATTCAATTTGTACCAGAAAACTATGACCCTACTAAAGGTGTTGATGAGAACGGGGCATTCGTCGAGAGGACTACTGAAACATACTTTAATGGCTCTGATGGCCCAGTTGCATTCTCTAATTTCATCTTACATATTAAGGGCAAACTTGTTAAGATTCCCTCTGGTGATGTAATGTGGTTGGCCCAGATAGTTACAAAGGGACAACCAGCACAGACTGTAGAGATCAGCACAGCAGCTCATAACACCTGGGCTACATTCTCCAAGATTCCCCATCTACCGACAGGTTTAGCTGTGTACAATACCAAAATATGGAGTCACTATGTTGCTTGGTTAGCAGATAACTGTCCCGATGAAACATTCTATGAAACCCCCTATTATGGATGGTTGGATGTAGATGAACATGGTGGTGATCTACTTATTCAAGACCAAGACCATGATAAGTATTTATGGACTAAGGGTAATACTGATACTGCTATACCGGGAGCTTACCAAAAAGAGTTAAGCAACTCAGATATAGTAAGATACCTGAAAAACTTTGCCAAAAACTATGATGGTTACCACGAAGACAGATATATATGGTCTGCTCTAGGATGGTTTGCTGCAGTTCCTATATCAGCATTCTTTAGAAAAAAGATCAATGGTTATCCTGCAATGGTCATTTATGGATTAGCAGGTTCTGGTAAAAGTCAGCTTTCAACTAAACTTCTATCAACACATTTTGGATGTAAACCTCCAAGTGCTTATGAGGGGTCAAGTCCTTACTATATCAGAAATCATATGCTATCGAATAACTTGTGCCCAATGGTAATAGATAACTTTAAGGAATCCTCTGGAAACAATAATACACAAAAAGCTCAAGACCTTATAGGTGTTATTTCCAACTCCTGGGATGGTAACATGGTAGGTGCTGGTAAAGCTGATGGTGGATTACGTGTTGATAGACTTCAAGCTCCAATATGTGTCACAGCAGAGCACCTGTATACCGAGGAATCAACAGTCCATAGAACATTTTCTGTCTATGTAGACCATAAATGGGTTAACTACATGCAGACTATATCTGATGAAGAAAGACTTGAGCACGATAGAAAACAGGCTTGGTTACATAATGCTAAACATGCTGGGTATATGAGCACAATTATTCTGAACTGGGTTGTTGAGAATCTGGAAGAGACTCTGGATATCATAGACCAATGTACCTTAAAGCTTCGTAAAGAGTGTGCCAAGTCTGCTACTGTAGAACGTAAGAGAGATGGCTTCTCAGGGCCACTAACAGGCCTTTACCTGCTCAAACGTATCTATAATTACTATGACCTTGACTTCCCTATCCGAACCAACCAATTTTTACCATTGATTATGGAAGCTGACCCAGATGCTAAAAAGGTCAGTCATGGTAGCTCAGCAATGACTGAATTATTCCGGGCCACTGACAATGTTATATCGATGAATCTCAGACGTAGAACTCCACTTATCGGTAGTGTTTATGTGATTGACCCTCGGGACAAGAGGTATGCTTACTTCGACATAAACAGGTGGAGGTCTGAAATAAAACCATTTATGACTGGAACATCATCTGCATCCCTGACTAATGATAAAGCATTCTACAGTCTGCTTCAGGACTGTCTAACATCAAAGGAAGCTACTCCTATTGTAGATTTTCCTAAAGATCATCCTATATTCAGGCAGATGTGTGTAAAGATTGATCTGAACATAGTTGCTACAAAGTTCAAAGTGAATACCCATCAATGGGAGGATATAGAGGCACAATATGGCGAATAGAAAACAACCAACATCATTGGCTGATGATGACGATTTCGAGATACCGGAAGACTTACTGAGACCTCGTAAGAGGATTACAGTTCAGCCTAAGACTACTATACCTTCCATGGATGAAACACTCTATGAGACCTATGGACTTCGCCCGGCTTTGCCTTTTAAGACCAAGGTCGAAAGTCTACATCTGGTATATCGATTAACACCTACTGAGATAGGGGAGCTGCTTAATGCTACTTCAGGACAAGTTCTTGATATGCTGGAAGAGCTTCAGGCTGATTGGAGAAAGCTGGGTAAACCTCTGACTGTAGAGGAACGTGAGCTGCAGAGAGGTCGATATATAGCAGAATTGGACAAGACCATCCAGCAGATCGATAATGAGGTTGCCAATGGTCAAAGTGACTCCCGGAGCTTAACTCTAAAGATGTCTGCCATGGAGAAAAGAGCTGCATTATTGGGTCTTGCCCTGGATAAATCTGAAAAGATCAAAGATGATGATGTTGGTGAGAGTTTGTCTGAAGAAGTTGAAAGACTGATAAAAGACATACCACCAAGCGAGCTTGAAGCAATGATGGCATGTCTTGATATATGTGATATACCTCAGAGTAGTGGAGAAGTATTTTCATCACCATCATCGGGGATAGAACCTTCATCACCAAAGCCTATCGGAAATCCCTCTGGTATAGTGTTAGATCGCTGGGGACTAGATTGAGTGAGAATTTGAACCTTGGCTTGCTCTACAACTTTCAAGAGTACGCCAAGGGATTCTTCAGCATCATTCATATGGTCAACTGTTAATCTATTATCAGCTACTTGCATGAATCCTTTGCTAGTAATAAGTGACTGCATACCAATTTTCAGAGCTGCTTCTAAGTAGCATATTCCGAGATCAGTTGGCACAGTAAACTCTATTGATAAACCCTCATTTTCCATCTATATTAAGCCTCCTAAGTGTTTTGTTGAAACTCAATTTCAACGTTGTGGTCAAGCCCTCTTTTGTTTTCATAAAAAGTATAGCTTCAAATACATCCTGGGAAAAGTCACTCCATTCAGTATTGAAGCAAGCAAGTTCAATGACTTTATTATTGATAGTTTGAAGCACCCGGAGGTCTGTAGACAGATGTTCCAGGTGCTCCTTGATTTCAGCAATAAGCTTTGGGCCTCTGATAGCATATTGCTTGGCACAAAATTGTTGGGCCTCTGTGTATGTAACACACTTTGGAGAGACCCAAATAGGTAGCAGTTGTTGTTCCACGTTACTTACCAAGTTTTATACTCACATCATTGCCTTTAATGGCTTGTGCTGTAACGTTAGTGCCAATAGCTGTAAATCCAGCTATGATACCCACTATAACCGTCATTGTGATTCCCTGAGCATCCCAGGTTCCCACCGGGTTAATAACCTTAAACACCAAAGCCAGCACTACAGATGCAACCATTGTGATTACTACAGATGTGTAGCCTTTTGCATGAGTAGACAAAAAGGACTTTATCATCGGAGTTATCACATACTTTACTGTTGCAGCTATGATAGCCAGCATCGGTAAATACTCTGGTTTAACCCAACTTTTTAGAAGTTCATCCATTATGGTTCTCCCTTCCTGAAGGATTCATAGATCAAAATCTCTTTAGATCGATAAGTAACTCTAAAGGTATTCTCAGGAAAATTCAAACTATCAACTGGAGTTGGGAGACATACTGCTATTGTTCCCTTTGCCCGGAGAGCAAACTTAGCCACATCTATATATTGATTCAGAGTTGTCATGTCAGACCCATGGCTCTGAACTATTACAAGGTTAGCACATTTCCTGTTCAGTACCTCGAGTACTTTAGGTGCTGGCATAATCATCGGAACTACTCTTCTCATCGAATTGTAGACTACCAGATTATCCAGAAACTTTAGAATAGTGCCATCCTGTAAAGGGGCAAGGGGATTAGTCACATGGCTATCTACAGCCAATATAGATACATCCTGATTACCCCGTTCACTCAGGGCCATAGACATACTAAGAGTTGAACGTCCTGTTCCACAATTAAGGTCAAGTATAACCCCATTGTCAGGAACATTCTCAGTTAGTTGGGCCAATATCTCACAAACATTCTGTGATATATTGCCACTTACTCGATTTAGAAATGCAGAGTTTATCATACTCGTATTATACCCCAATGTTGTTTAGTCGTCTAGCTCTAAGGCAGCTAAGTCAAGTAATGGCTTTGACTTTATAGGTGCTTCTCCAATACCGGATATCTTATCAAGTCTGGGTAGACTTCTAAGAATGTTTCCTCCATAGGACTTCTTTAATGCTCGGCTATCCAAAAGAACGAACAGACCATTATCTGTTATAGATCGGATTAACCTACCAAATGCCTGTCTCACATCGAATAGCATAAGAGGCATTGAATAACTACTGAATGAGTTTATGCCATTACTATCTAAAAGATCACACTTAGCTTTGAACATTGGCTCTGTGGGCACCCTGAACGGGGCCTTGACCAGTATAACACAACTCAGGGTCTCTCCAGGGATATCAACCCCTGTGAAGAAGCTCCTGGTTGCAAATAGACAGGAGTGTGTATCATTAGAGAACAAGTTTATCAGAGTATTCTTCTGAGCTTGCCCCTGAACATAACAGGTATAGGAAACTCTTTCCCGGACAGCATCACAAACCTGTCTCATATGCCCCATATTGGTAAAGAGCATCATAGTTCTACCATTCATATATTCGATAATACTGACAGCTTCATCGATAACAGCTTCCAGGTATTCATCTTTGTCAGGGCTTGGTAGATGAGTTGGGAAGTACCCTACAACCTGGGTAGAGAAGTCAAAAGGACTTTCCCCAACAAACTCTACGGCATTAGATGGAAGACCTAACTCCCGTTTCATAAAGCTAAAGCTGCCATTGATTTTCATGGTAGCTGACATCATTATTGTAGCTGGAACCTTATCCAGAATCAGACCACTCATTAATGGCCCAACATCGATAGGCTTCAGGTTCAGTATACCATGAGGTTCACGTTTGTAGTTATAACCAGTTTCCAGGAAAGCAAGCCAGTTCTCTTCATACTCTTCCTCAACAGCATCCCCATAAACTACTTTGAGATCATGCATAAGCTTAGCCAGCTTCTCTTTACAGGTCTCCAGGGCAACTGTCTTAGGGTCTCCAGCAGGAGCATTTACTTGGTCATTGATAAACACAAAGTCTTTTTTTAACTGAGCTATAAGAAGCTGAGAAACCTGCTTTGATTCCTCTACTATACTTTTAGGAATTTGCTTTAGATTGATATTGACCCCAAGAATAGAATCAAATGGTTTGAATAAAGCTTTTTCCATTTCCAGATAAGGTTCTACCTTACCTAGACCTGTCAGATTGGCCTTATTCAGAATCTTATTAACCAATCGGATACCCCTGGATATAGTAGTAGGCTTTATCGATGTACCCCAAGCATCCTGAGCCTTTTCTGGTAGAGAGTGTGCTTCGTCCACGATTAGCATATCATAAGGCCCTAGAAGCAACCCAGCACCCATATAAGCATCAAGCAGCAGGAACGTATGGTTTGTCACAATGATCTGAGAGTTCATGAATCTAGTGGCAGCTCTATAGGCAAAACATTCACTTGGGCCTTTTTTACCTTTACCATAGTAAGGGCAAGACCCTTTTCCACAATCCTCATCACAGGAAACTGTTCTCCACTCCTTTGACTCAAACTCAAAGTCTACACTAGCAATGTCTCCAGTATCCGATGCAAACTGACCATCGATCAGTTCATTCACTTTCTGTTTCCTAGCCCATCTAACTATTTCAGTTGTATCATCAATATCGTCTTCATTGACCTTATCTCGACAAACATAGTTACCCCGACCTTTGGCAACTGAATATGTGAATGAGAAACCCTCTTTTTTACATGCATCAAGCAGCAGTTTGAGGTCTTTATCAACATACTGGTCTTGAAGAGTTATGGTTTCTGTTGATATAACAACCCGACCCCCATGCTCCAGTATCTTTTTGATAGCTGGAACAATGACGGCAAAGGACTTTCCGAAACCAGTAGGAGCTTCAACGATAACTGGTTTGCTCTCCAGATAGGCATTGAATATGGTTTCAGATAGCTCTGGTTGTCCCTTTCTAGGGGAGAATCCTTCTTTGACACTTGGAATTATCTTGTCAAAAAAGTCTTGTATTGATGGGTTCATAGGGTATCTCCTTTAACGATATGCTAATGACAGTATACCCGATGAACATATAACTGTCTGCTCGTAAAATTACCTGTTTTTAATTCTGGCCCAATGTTTTCGTTTAGAATGAATGACTATATTTTCTTTGATAGGCTTCTCAATCATATAGTCAACAGACCCATCGGACTTAGGAGTCTCTTTTATGATGTTCTGGTCTATCAGTCCCTTAGTATACAGGAGTTCTCTAAATCTAAGGTAACTTAATCCAATGTCATGCTCAGTCAGTTCAACCCCAGAGTCACCATGCATACTAAGAGTCAGCTCTGAATGACTAAGGATGCTGGTCATTATGCTAAGAACCAGATCATAAGTAGACTGATCTAACATATTCCAGTTTAGTGGAGTATCTTTATGGTTAGCCACTTCAAAAGCTAATACTGTAGGACTGAGTTCAGCCAAAGTGTTGTAGACACTTTCTTGCAATAGAGGATACTTGGCTTTGAACTCTTTATATGACCATTGTCTAAAAGCATCTACAAACTTTGGCATTATCTTAACCTTTCTTGCAGGGAGTAGACCCGGCATCTCCCCATATCTGACCACTTGATGGATTGAAATGCTCAGAAAGATCACATACTTTACAGTGTGAGGTCTTTGTATCACCATATGCAATCGTAAATGGTCTCATGATGTGCCCCTGTTCAGAGCACATCTTATTCGCTTTGTTTCTAATTACTACACTTGCAACTGCCATTATAAATCGTCAAAGACAATAGGAATGATTGTCTTAACCTCCGCAAGTAAAGGAACCATAAGCTCCTGCATTTGAGGATGAGCTGTAGCTGCTGCTCTCTGGGAGAATATATGTCTCCACTCCTGGAAGTCAGCTTTCCAACCGATCTCTGTTTTGGTGCATGTTGGCAGACAGCATCTGGCTATCTGAGGTTTGAATCCCAGGGAAATGTAGAAGTTATACTCTTCCTCCTCAGCCATTCTACCCTCTTTGAATCTCTCGAAAGCATGGAAGTTGGCCTTGATCTCATCCGGGCAGATAACCTTTATCCCGGAGTCCCCATAGTTACAATACCGGGTGCTTTCCTGAGCAAACTCACAAAGACGGTGCCTGACCATCTCATGAGTAACACCCCGGTCACACACAAACTCTACGTGCATCTCACCAAAGCCCAGCATGGCATTATGCTTCAGCTTCACCAGACTGGTTACTCTCTGAATGTAACTGTCATCAGTGATCTTGTCCTCGGACTTGTAGCATCTACGTGCTTCACGTTCGATGTACTTGAGTTCCTGAATACCCATTTCTATGGTATCCGGTCTCACTATTCGATAACTGGGTTGAATAATCTCCATTAAATATGTATCCCTTCGTTTCTGTTTAGACTGATAGCTATAGCACGATTGCATTTGCTACCTGGTTTGTTGTCGTTGACTAAGATACGGACACCTACAGGTAAGTCCATTATCACCCTATTAAAGGGTACTCCGAAGTGTAATAGTTGTTTCAGAGTGTCATCCCTTAAACTTGAGCTTCTGGCTGTGGTTAAGATAATCAGATGACCTTCTTTATTCCACTTCTGTAGTTGCTCAAGAGACCCTGGGAGCAACTTTGTAGATGCTATAGCAGTGATCTCTTCCTCTCCAGGTTTATGAAAGATAGTGCCATCGATATCACAGAATATGACTCCCATACTTGCCTCCATTAAAAGTGGTTCAGGGACAGGGTATCGAACCCCGACATCAGGTTCCAAAGGCCTGTGCTCTGCCAGTTAAGCTATCCCTGAACGATTATAAACGTCTACCACGTTTACAGTAGTTACACCACCAGCTACCGCAGGAACCTACAATAGCTGGTTTACCACAATAAGGACACTTCATTTTAGTCCAACTTTAGTTCGTCATCCCCACCGGGTCTGAATGCTATTCCGACTTTTTCCTGGTTCTTTTCTTTGACCAGTTTGGCCTTGAGATCATCCGGTATCATAGACACCAGGACAGATTCCTTGACCTTGACTGCTTCATCGAGACCTGCCAATTTCAGATAAGCTATAGCCTTTTCTTCATCGAGAACTTCAGTTTTGGCTCTGGTCTTTTGGAACTTGAGAAGCAGAAGTCCAATTGCTGCTGATCTCTTTTTACCATCCCCAATGAGCTGCTTAGCCAGACCCAGGAGCATGTTGTGATAGGTGTTCTCAAACCAGAGTAGAGCACCCTCATGCCGTTTAATTCTGGCATCGAATCTCTTGTTAATAACATCCTGCCAGAGCTGTTTCTCTGCTTTCAGAGCTTCTGCTCTACCTTTGTGATAGGTTCTCCGTTCACCAATCCACCGAGCAATATCCATGTCCGGTAGATTCTCAGGTGGAATTTCCTGGTATCCCATAACTTCTCCAGTTATAGTGTTAACCAGGGCCATAGACTCCTCATCAACGATAACCAGTTCCTCTTCCACTGAGTCTGCTACTACAACTCCCTCGGGAGCAGCTTCCAGACCAAATGGGTCTTCATCCTCATCAATTCTCACTACATTCTCTTCACTCATAACTTGCCTCCTTATAGATTCCATAACCAAACTATAATCTTATCTATGAAAAAACAACCAAACACAAATACGATTACCCCAACCACACAACCATAGGCACAGCAACCACTTGTATCACCATCACCTACTGGGGTGCCTTCAACAACAAACTTTGCCATATCTATCTCCCTTTCATTTCAGTATATCGTATAGTCCGGGAGATAGATACAGGTACAATTACCAGTTTATGCTCCTGTTGCATACTGGAAGTGCATAGGGTCTTTGCCATGGCCCTTCCAGAGTCCTCCCCAAGAGAATCCCCACTTCTTAAATATATTGATAGCCCACTGTGGCATGTTACCATCAGTGCCCATCTGGTTCTCACCAGGGTTCAGGTCAAAAGCTATTCCGAATGAATGCATAGACAACTCCAGGGAACCCCGTTTCTTTCGATAAACGAATGTTCCACCAAAGAGGTCAAGACCTAAGTCTGCCAGATAATCATGACATCGATTGTCATAAAACTCTGTTGACTCATCAGTGCCATGTATTTTCTTAACTTCAACTCTGGCATAGTTCCAGATATCAGTAAGAGCAGAGATAAACTCATGTGCTATGAGTTTATGAACAGTAGCATGGGTGATACTCTGAGTAGGCTTGTAGGCATTCCTCATCGTGAATGGTAGGTCTACCTGGGTAAGTGATGCCTTAACCCAAGCAGCATTCAATTCTCCATGCTTCTCCGGGTTACCAAAGGTAGCTTTGATCTGTGAATAGCCTTTAGGTACAGTAAGCATATATTACTCCTTATGCCCGATGTGATAGAATCCGCAGAAGTCACACTTATAGACATTCATTTTGGTTCTATAGACACGTTCTCGTTCTTTCTTAACTTGCTTTGCATTTTTTCTGCTTTGATGCTTTTCTTTATTACCACACATCTTTTCTTTAATTTGTTCCGGGGTAAGAGTCCTGCTAGGTCTTATCACTGATTTCCAATAACATTGATAGCATTATCCAAGGCATAAGTGCCAGGATTCATGCAATCCTTTATAGCATCCTGAGAAATCCATCCCTGAAAGTCTACCCCTTTGACCTCTACAGTTTTTTCATCCTCATTGATCTGTAAAACCTTACAAGTGAGTAGGTATAGGGTTCCCTGAATCCGAATAGAAACTCCACCACCAACCTCTACAGGTTTTTCAATAATAGTCCCTTTTTTACCAGGAGTTTTTATAATCATAATGCCTCCTCCAATCTTTCTTTGGCTAACAGATAGTTATGTTCATCGGCTTCATACCCTCGAAAGCTGCATCCTAATTCAATACATGCTACTCCAGTTGTGCCACTTCCAGCAAAGGGGTCAAGAACTGTTCCTCCCGGAGGAGTTACCAATGTAACAAGATACTTCATTAAGTCTATACTCTTGACTGTTGGATGATCGTTACCATCACCCTTTTCTTTCTTTGAAGGTTTCGATATATAGAAGAACCTACTGGCACCCCCGGTATCATCATAGCCTACCCGATTAATGCCAGCTATAGAAGCATTCTTCCAGCTCCGGGCTTTTGTTGGAGTTAACCCAGAACCCTTGGAACCTTTAATAGTGCCACTCTGGGCATCCAGGAGTGTCACAGGACAGTCTGAGTTATGTTCTTCACCCTCACACTCACATGTCATAGTGAACTGGGCAGGATGTCTTCCACCAACTCTACAACCTCCAACATTGATTGCTCCAACACCCCACTTCAATACATTTCTGGCTATGCTACCCTCGGATAAAGGTTTACGAACCATAATCCATTCTTCAACAGATGGTTTCAAGTTTGTATGCCAGTCATCCCATTCCTCGGATTCTTCACATCCTGGCCCGGTAATATCGATAACTACACCAGTGGTATTGATCTTGACCCCGGAGGAAAAGGTTCCACCTTTCAGGGCTACAGGGGTTCCTGCATTACCAGTAAGTCTTTGACTTCCAATTACTGGTCTTTCACAACCAAGTTCTTTATCAATAGCTTTCGATATCGATAGACTTTTTGGAAACCCGGAACTAAAACCATGGAATATTTTATCTCTGATCTCGAACCCTACATCCTCTAATGCATCTGCTGTCCAATGGGATGTTCGGGGTATTGCCCATACCAATCCATGTGCTCCGGGTTTCATAACTCGGTATGCTTCTGACATACATTCCATCATGAATGTTTTGAACTCGGCTTTGGTGAATGTATCCCACTTCTTTCCCATGAATCCAATCCCTGCAGGAGGGTCTGTGACCATAGAATCGATGGAGTTATCAGCCAGCTTAGCCATCTTTGCTCGACAATCACCAAAGCCTAGTTTTATACTCATTCGTCAAACCCACCAATGGGAAATAACTTAATGAAGTTACCATCCAAGCTCCCAACACGAAAGATAAGACAACTATCCTCGGGCTGATCTTTACAGGTTACCCGAATCATCTTGTCCTCGTGTACCGGTACATCTGAGTCTACAGCAACTACAGGAAGCTTCAGGAAGTCATTCTCCAGAACAGCCTGTTCAACGTCACTACGGGTCATACGGATAGAAAGAATGGCCTCTTGCATTGAGGGGTCTTGAATCTCTTCCTGAAGTAATGTTACCAGCTCTTTCAGGGATTCTATATTTCTGTTAACCATATAGTCTTGCAGCTTAGAAGCTACTCTACTATGAATTGCCATTTATAACTCCTTCCAACATTGCACGTAGTTTTTCCTGTTCCTCTGGCATCAGTTCAATAGATTCTGTGCCAGTGTCAGTTGAGTGGAGTTCTACATCAAGAAGTGCTTCACTCAACTTATCATTGTTCATATCTAAAATTAACACTGTCCCCGACAGGACAGTGTATTCTGGCCATGACACCAGAAAGTTTTCAAGGGGAGCTGTCATATCAGTGGTAAAACATACATTTTTCTGACCACTGATAGAGTTAGTCTGGATTATTACTTTAGCATTCATTATACTCTCATCCTATCTAAATCTGAAGCACTAGGAGTAGATGGTAGTATAACAGGTTCTTCTACCTTTGCTTTACCAGCTTCATTGAGATACGGAATCAGAATCTCTGGTACCGTAAACAGGTCAGGATTATCAACCCCAAACTTGGGGTCTTTTAGAAGCTCAACTAATTCCCAGGGTTTAGCTTTACCAAGTGGTAAATATTTATCTACCGGGACATCAATATAAGACCATAAGGGGTCTTGGTTACTTGTAGGTTTTAACCAGTGAATCTCATGTTTCACTGCCAGATAATCATAATGCTTAATAGCATCCCAGTCGGTGTTCATCCAATCAAGGCCAAATGCATCAAAGATAGTTTCAGTGATAGTATCATCCAGCTCAATAAACCATGCCATCTGAGGAAGTCCCTTAATTGGTTGAACTATATCACCAATGTAGGCTTCAGCAGCATCATGAAGCAGTATGGACAAAGCAACCTTGGGGTTAAAGTCATTCCGGTGATCTGCCATATAGAGAGCATATACCATACCTGTATGGCTGAGTACGTCCCATGGAACCGGAGTCTGACCATTATATCGATTGCTATGGCTCAAAGACCATGCAATATCCCAGGCATTGATGTCAGACTTTTTGATAGCAAACAGGTCGATTACTTTTTCTGAGACTAAGCTCATAAAGCCAGTTCCACATTCTCTCATCATTTACCTGTACTCCCAAAGCCATTCTCACCTCGGACTGAATCTGAAAGATCATCAACTGCTACAAATGTCTTTTGGACATATGGAGCAATGACTATCTGAGCAATTTTCATATCGAAGTCAACTACAAATGGCTCTTTTCCTGCATTATGGAGAATAACTTTTACAGGCCCTCTGTATCCCTGGTCAATTGTGCCAGGAGAATTGAGAACATGTATTCCATGCTTACAGGCTAGGCCTGACTTAGATCGGACTTGAGCTTCAAAACCAACTGGAAGCTCAATCTTAATGCCAGTATCTACCATACGGGTTTCCCCAGGATTGATAACTGTACATACATTAGAGAATAGATCGGCCCCGGAGTCTGTGTCATGTGCATATTCCGGGAGTCTTGCCCCTGGTTCCAGAGTTACTTTAATCATTGGACAACTTCCTCCGCGAACATAGCAGCATCAGTAGTCTGAACTTCTTTGACTACACCAGCAATTGACTTAGCAAAGTTCTGTGCTTGCTGTTTATCAGTAGTAGTAATTACTACTTCATCATCTCGTATCACTTCATATACAGTATAACTTTCCATTATATTACCTCTCTTTCAAAGTTTGAATCGGGTATCTAAGTCAGTGCCCCTTCTATCAAAAAGAGCAGACACCTACAGCTCTAGCAGCAGTTATCGGATACACATTTTAACGAGGATTTGCACCCCGGCTAGATTCCCCTGACTTAGACCACCCCTAGCTGAGCAGACGCAACACATCAAATGTTACGGGTAACTATAAACCCGAGAATAGCTACCTTTACCGTAAAGGATATCGAAGTTTGAAATGTCATATACTCCGCTCGGTAAGTGCGATAATCTGCATCAACTACATTCATTGTATCTCATGGATGGGTTCGCCACAACTGGTACAATTACCAGTTTTTTTACGTTTGAATACAAAGTGTCTATCCCACCAGAAGAATAAAAGACCCCCTATAAGGTTAGCAAGGGCTGTTGCCCCCATAGTTCCAAGACTGGGGGCAAAGTAATTTACACAAGGAGCTAAGATCGGTGTTGACAGTTGCCAACGTAAGAGATATATCAAGTATCGTTTAGTTAAGTCCTTATTCACCAGACACTACTCCATTGCTCTGCAACAGACTTCCAGGAATAGGTGTCTCTGGCCCAAGCCATCATCTCAGACCTCTCTGCATCTAAGTCCCCTGCTATGCTCATCCTGAGAGCACTGATGAGTTCCTGGGCAAACATACCCTGGGAACATTGGACTCCATACTTAATGGTATCGACCATACCACCCTGAATAACTACGACCGGGATAGCTCCACCAAGCTGAGCTTTCATTGTGGTGATAGGACATATCTCAGGTGCAAACACACTGGGGTATCCGAAGACTCCACTCTTGAGACATTCA